CGCATGCTGCGCTGCTCTCTCCGCCAGAATCTGCTCAAGTGTCTTCGTTTCCATGGTCTAGGATAATGCACCATCCGTGCCAACGAAGGTTTTCTCTGGTAAATCAACCAGTTAGGTTTTTACGGCCCGGCCGATGTGACGCAAAGTGTCAAGTTTTCCGACGGTTTTGGTCACAATGTGACAAAAACGTCACGCTGGCATGGTTTTTGCAAGGTTGCGGTTTGTCCCGGTATCCCGGCATGTACCGGCAAATCCGCCCATTTGCTACTCGCGGCTATAAAATTTATATATAATCCAATAAGTTATTATTTAACGGTATATCCGGGACATACGGGACAGAGCAAATAGATACAAGCGCTTGCGCGTGTCCCGGATCGTGTCCCGGCGCCGGGCCGGCCGCATGCGGGACATGGCACGCTTCTTGCATACGCTCGCAAGAATCGTGCCAACGCTATGTCAAACCAGGCGGGAGGGCGATTCGCTCCCATGCAAGAAGCGTGCCAAGCCGGGGCTGCGGGCGGTCGGCGATCGGCGTCGAGCTGCGCGTCGAATACGCGGAGGGTATGAGCCGGGGGTGGGGAGCCCTTTTCGTACTTGGGCGTGGCGAGGAGCGAGCCGGCACGTAGTGTCTGCGCCCGGAGCGAATCGTTTTTGAGTTCGGGGCGAGTTCGGAGCTGGCACGGTAATTGCGACCCCCACCGGGGTGTCTTCGAGGGACCCAAAGGCACGTAGCTATTTGCAGACGCCGGGGGGTGTGCTAGGTTCGAGACTCGGAGGCTGCTGAGCTACGAAGTGCGCTGACCATAAAAGCTACGAGGAGAATTTTCGTGCCAACGGTAATGATGGGTTCCCAAGTAAAATCTTTGCTGCTGATCGCGTCTCAGCTCAGTGGCTATCCGATTCCCGCCGATGCGCCGACGCCGGTCGTCACCGAAGTGACCGCGCCCGAGATGGCGAAGGATCAGTGCGGCGGCGACGACCCGCTTCACGTTCTGATGTGCCCGCTGCTCGGCTTCTACGAGTGGCCGACCACGAACGACGCGAACATAGGGACCCGGCCCGAGCGCATCGTGATCAGGAGCGACGCCGAGGATTCGGCGAACACCATCGCTGTGCACGAGCTCACGCACTGGCTCCAGTTCCACAATGGATTCCATCCCACCACGTGCCCGGACCTGTTCCTGATCGAGTATCAGGCGTACACCGTCACCATGAAGTACATGGTCACGTACGAAGGCGTCGCGATTCCCGAGGAGTACGGGGTCCCCGGCGTCTCCTGCCCCACCCAACCGCGAAAGGAAACCAAGTAATGCGCCTCGCTGCAATGGTTCTGTGGCTCGTGTTTTCCATCGGCCTGCTGGCCGGCTACTGGCTCGGTTCGTACGTCCACCGGGACATTCACATCCAGTTCCAGGTTGCTCCCCGGCCGGGGGCGCAGGCGCCGACGATTCTCAAAAATCCCATACTCCAGAGAACCGAAGCGCTTGTCGGGCCGCTCAGCGAGTCGCCGCGCAATGTTGAGAGTCCACTTTAATGATCGTGAAGTGGCTCGGGGTGCGCTGGTATTTCGGCCAGCCGGAGGATGAAGACGAGGACGTGCCCGCCCGGTGGGTCGTCTTCGGGCTTCAGGTTGCGGCCGGGGTGGTGGCGGTTATGTTCTTGGTGAAGGTCATGGCGTGCGATATTGCCGCCGCGGACAACCCGCTGATACACTACCCCGATGTCGAGCCCTCCACGCCGCAAGTCGATTGACGCCCACGCCCGTGAGCACGGGGAGCGCGCTATCAGCACGCTCGCCGACATCATGGACAACACGGCGGAGGAGACGAAAGACCGCATCCGGGCCGCCGAGGCCATACTGGACCGCGGCTACGGCAAGGCCACGCAGGCCGTCATCGCCATCCCGGCGGCGCAGCGCTCCCGGCAGGCGGCCGCGCTGTACACGAACGAGGAGCTCGACGCCATCATCGACGCGGAGTGGGAGGCCATCGAGAAGCGCGCCCTGCCCGCACCAGCCAAGGACCCGTTACTGGAATGACCGAAGCTGAACGCCCCCAACTGACCCCCGCGCAAGCTGCCATCGAGAAGCTGCGGCGCCAGAGGTCCCAGAAATCGCTTGCTGAGTACAGCCAAGCGCTCGATATTCCAGGCGTGCCGATCTTCGGGCAGGACGAGGACGATCCGCTGGACGACGTGGAGGACGGCGAGCGCAATCTGATCGAGGCGAAGCCGACGCTCTACACGCCCATCGACGAGCGCGTCGCGCTGCACCACCTCGTGATGATGATGGCCATTCAGGAGTGCATCGAGACCCCGCGCGGGCGGCTGATGATCTTCGCCCCGCCGGGCAGCGCCAAGTCCACGTACGGCTCGGTCGTCGCCCCGTCGTGGGCCATGGGGCGCAAGCGGAACCAGCAGATCATTCTCGGCTCTTACGCCACGGGCATCGCGGCAAAGCAGTCGCGCAAGGTCCGTGCCATCGTCAAGCAGAACATCTACACCTCGCTGTGGGACTCGCGGCCGCGGCTGTTGGATGATCAGCGCGCGGTGGACGACTGGCAGCTCACCAACGGTTCGGGCATGATGGCCGCCGGCCTGCTCGCCGGAATTACGGGTAACCGTGCAGACGGATTTGTCATAGACGACCCGGTAGCAAACCGCGAGCAGGCCGACTCAAGTGCGATCTGCGAGAAGATTTATCAGGAGTACATCGACACGGTTCTGACCAGAGCGAAGCCCAAGATGTGGTGCTTGCTCATTCAGACGCGGTGGTCCGAAATGGACCTCGCCGGCTCCATCCTCCCAGAGAACTACGAGGGCGAAAGTGGACTCATACATTGTCGAGACGGACAGTACTGGAAAGTGCTCTGTATACCTGCGAAAGCAGAGCGGGTTGATGATCCTCTTGGCCGTAAACCCGGTGAGTATCTCTGGCCAGAATGGTTTCCTCGTGATCACTGGCGCTCATGGGAAGACAATCCGCGTGCCGCTCGCACGTGGAACGCATTGTTCCAGCAACGACCGGCTCCACTAGCCGGCATCCATTTCCATCGGGACATGTTCCGCCTTTACGATCCAGACCTCCCGCGCGTATGACCATTCAAACCTACAGTGACCTCGACGCGTTGCCGTCATCGCTGCGCATATACGGCGCCAGCGACTACGCCACGATGGAGCCGGAGCCGGGCAAGAAGGAGCCCGACTTCACCGAGCACGGTGTGGTCGGGATCGACGCTATCGGGGACCTCTGGTTCATCGACTGGTGGTACGCGCAGTGCGAGACGGACAAGGGCATCGCGGCGTTCCAGAAGTTCGTCGGGATCTACCGGCCGACCCGGTGGTTCAACGAAGGCGGGCTGATCGACAAGGCCATCGGGCCGTCTATCCGCCAGTCCATGCGCCTCGCCCAGAAGTTCGTCCTGATCGAGCAACTACCCTCCATGACCGACAAATCGGTCAAGCTTCAGGCGTTCCACGCCCGCGCGGCGGCCAAGACGGTGCACTTCCCCATCAAAAGGGCTTGGACCGACCACGTGATCGACCAGCTCATCAAGTTTCCGGGGGGTCGTTGGGACGACGCGGCCGACGTTTGCGGCCTGATTGGACGCGGCGTAGACAAGATGCACGAGGCCAATATACCATTGCCGAGTCGTAGGCCCCTCCTCATCCCGTTTACCGAGGAATGGTTGACCTACAACGACCGCAACCAGAAACCGAAGGTAAGGTACTTCTAGCATGACGACTTCGGGCGCAGACAACGGCCTCCATTCAGGAATGGCCGGCATTCAGACTGATCCGACGCAAGCGGCTGGTGGCGGCATGGACTCGCAGGGCGTGGATCAGCCCCGCGGTCAATCGGGGGCTGATCCAAAGGAGGAGGCCCTCGTCAAAAAGTTCTGGGCGACGTACGATCTGGCCCGCAAGTTCGATGAGAACTTCCGCAAACAGGTCGCCATCGACCGCCGCTACGCCGCCGGCACCTCGGACCTGGCTTGGGCGGTGACAACCAACCTGATCGGCGCCTTCATCGACATCCTCGTGTCCATCCTCTACGCCCGCAACCCGGACGTGAGCATCAAGAAGGCCCCGCAGGTAAACGAATCCAACACGATGCCCATGGATCAGTTCGCCAAGACGCTCGAAATCGTCGTGTCGAAGCTGTGGGAGCGCGGCAAGCTGAAAAAGCAGGCCCGCAAGAGCGTACGCGCGGTGATGAGCACCGCCGAGGGCTGGCTCAAGGTCAACCTCATCAGCGAGAAGGTCCCGCAGCCTCAGACCGAGAAGGCGCTGAACGACGTTCAGGAGTCGCTCGGCCACCTCCACGCGCAGCAAAAGCTGTTGGAGGACCCGAAGGGCATGACGCCTGACCAGATCGACGCCGCAATCGCCGAGAAAAACGCCCTCCAGCTCAGTCTGACCGAGAAGATCGAGCTCGCGATCAACAAGCTGCTGTGTATCGACTTCATTCCGTGCGAGCGCATGCAGGTGGCGACCAATGTGTCGGCCATCGAGGACTACCTCGACGCGGATTGGTGCTCCAACGAGGAGTACATCGACAAAGAGGAGGCGCTCGCGCGCTTCGACAGACTCACTGCTGAGGATGTGAAGCAGGCGAAGCTCTACTACCAGCAGGAACCGAAGGAGCTGACGACTCGCGACATC